GAAGAAATTCGGGAGAAAGAGCAGCAGCGGCGGCAGATGCGGCGGCAGGTGCGGTGGCAGATGCGGTGGCAGATGAGGCGGCAGAGGGTATAGAGGCTGGTGTAGAGGCTGGTGTAGAGGCAGGTGTAGAGGGTAAATCAACTAAAAAAAGGAAAGTAGACGGAACATCGGGAGAATCATTTTACCGAAGTTGGTTGGATTATACAAGGGATTGGTTGAGTTCTTTCTTACCCCTATATGATACACCATCAGATGATAGAGAAGTATCCATGGAATCTGAAGAAGCTATGGATGCGACCTCATCTTTTACATTTGATCCAACTAAATTTCCATCCAGCAAGCCAAATCTAAGGTCGGATATATCGCCACCCGACCGCCTTACCTACCCTGTAAAAGAAAAGAAGCCTAGAAAATCACGTAAAGCGAAATTAGATGGAAGCATTAAGTTCACTGTAAATCATGGATGTAGCATAATAACATTAAATGCTGTTATATTTTATTTACAGGGGATTGACCGATGGACTAAACAAGCAAGCTATCATAATCTGGGGGAAGGTGCGAGAAAAGTTATTTATGCTACATCTCCGATTGATGGAAAGAATATCCGAAATATATTTGAAATCAACGGTTCAGCTGAAAGACAGGGTAAAATGGTTTATGGTGATAAAGATAAACAGCACGGATGGATGGCATTAATAGAAAGTAAGAAAAGTGGTGGTGGAGTACGATCTCACGAGGTAGAACATGTATTACCAGCGACTCTTAAAAATCTAATATGCGGTGGATGCCCAGGGAATATTACAGGTGCCCGTTTAAATACGGCGCGTTTATCTAATAGCGGGGATGGTTCTCATATATATCGCTACAAACAATTAGAGAAACTATACAGAGAAGTAATTAATCCTAAAATGGTGGCGGCAACCTTGGATAATTCTCGGATAGATAGAATATGTCGCGGATCGATGAAATTGGGACGTTTAATGGATATATTATTTATTCAACCCGAAATAAAGTCATTCAATCAATTCAAGTGCTCATTAAATTTACTTAAGTTTGATTTTTCTGGTAGGGACGGCTCATATCCTACTCCGAGATTAAGTCCTAGCACAGATATTATAAAACGAGTTGCTACTCGTATAGTTGTGGGATTAGAATCTTATCACCCGATCGGATCTGAAACCGTACACACTGAAAAAAAATTCGGACAATACTGTGGATCGGATACCTTTTTAAATAAAAATGTTGATTATGTTATAAACCAACCATACGGAGATCCGATTAAACCCCTCCATGGTTCAGGTAAAAAATGGATTGAAAATGATAATACAATGATTGTAGAAGCGATAACAAAACTAACAAAAGAAATAACAGAAAATTGTAGGCGTATATGCGATATTTACAATGAGTTACCTGCGGATTTAAGAAAAACGTGTATGGCACATTCTTTAGTATTAGGGCATCTTAATTATTGCTTAATTTCTGCGGATATGATACCTGGATTATATGGTTTTCCAGATTATAATATGCCGTTAGTACCTCTTGTAAGGGAATCATTGACATATCTTGCAAGTATAGGGGATAAAATACCGTATTTCGGAGAACGCGAAGAAACCGATTTCATTAAAAAGATAAGTAACTTACCTTTCGTAGATTCGACTATGGCCACAAATCACGGATTTTATATTAAGAAACAGATAGATGGGTTAGCCGGCGGAACATCGGCACATGGCGGCGGAACATCGGCACAGACCGGTGGGATGATGACACGTCGGGATTCAATAGCATTTTCCCCACCATCTTCTCCTCCCAGAGATAAATCATCGTCCAGTTATTTACCCCCGGGTCCAGATTATTCTATTAAAAGGAATATAGGTCAATCCTTACCGAATGACCCTTCATCGCGATTGGATATGGGTGCTCAAGAGACGGACAGTGGTTCTGATAGTGGTTCCGATAGTGGTTCCGATAGTGATTCTGATATTGAATCTGATAGTAAGTCCGAGATTTCCCTAACTGGTTCACCTATTAGTGATCCAATTATTAATCCAATTAGTGATATGAGTGTTGATACTACAGAAGAATCCCCTAATCCTTCGGAATATTCCAAATTTTATGAATTCGTTAAAGATATAACTGAATTAATACAGAATGTACCCGGGGATAAGGTTAATCATGATATAATATTGAGTTCGTTGTTTTCAGGATATGTATCTATTTATCAAGAGGAAATGGGTGAAACCGATCAAGATATTTCGGGTTCATCTAAAAAAAAACAAACTAAAAAGAAAAAGAAAAAGAAAAAGAAAAAAAAGAACCCAATTCAAACTAAGAAAAAAAGTAGAGTCAAAGAAAGATCTTTTTATTCGGAATCTAAGAAGAAGAAACAAACTAAAAAGAAAAAGAAAAAGAAAAAAATTTCAAAGGATAAAATAGTAATAGATATTAGTAGTTTAAGAGAATCATTATCTTAATCTGTATTTAATCAGTCAATAATCTTGGACCCATACTCATAGACATTAACTCCTGAATAAGAAGCTTACAAGCATAAGGAATATATACCTTGGTAAAGTCTGAATAATTATCGCATTTCTTACATTCAAATATACCCTCCTCACTATTTCCAGGTGAAATTAATTTACAACAATTACAAATATACATTGAATATTTATCTGATACATCCAGCATTCTTTCTTTTAAGAAGAAAGAAGTACCATGCGATATCATACAATCCCTCTCCATTTCCCCGAATCTTAATCCTCCATGGCTAGAACGACCCTCTGCTGGTTGTCTAGTCATGGCAACAATTGGTCCACCGGCTCTACTATGAATTTTATCTCCTGACATATGTTTCAATCTCTGATAATATGTTGGTCCCATAAATATCTGTGTTTTCATCTGCTCACCAGTCATTCCATTATATAGAGTTTCATTTCCTGTACCATCGAACCCTTGATTTTCTAAAATCTCAATTAAATCATTTACATCTGTATTATTGAATCCCGACCCATCCCCTTCATATCCCAGAATAGCACACGATTTCCCCAGGATACACTCAAGAAGTTGAGCAATTGTCATTCTACTAGGGATAGCATGAGGATTAATAATAATATCAGGGACAATACCATCTTTAGTAAATGGCATATCTTGAGGAAGATATGTCATCCCTATTGTTCCTTTTTGTCCATGCCTACTTGAAACTTTATCACCTATTTCAGGGACACGTGGACTTCTTACTCTTACTTTACAGAATCTATATCCATCACTATTGATACCAATATAATTACCATCTATATATCCATCCTCATTTTTCTTAATACACGTACTACTATCCCTATAATCGTATTCAGGATTACCCTTTATGGGCATTACCTTACCGATTATCATATCATTTACGATAACTCTTGTATCTTTTTTAACGAATCCATCATTTTCTAATTTACTATAATCTCCATATTTAGAGAAAAGAAGTTTATCTTGATTAGGTTTACAGAATATATCTTCATCTCCACTTAATTGATTTTTTTCTTCTTCGCTCTTATAAGTTCTATAAAATGTAGAATTAAATAACCCACGATCTATGGCTCCTTGATTAATAATAACTGAATCCTCCTGATTATATCCTGTATAAGTCGCGATAGCTACTATTGCATTTACACCATTCGGCATCGAATTAAAATTAAAATATTTCATCATTTTAGTATTCACGAGTGGTCTCTGAGGATAATATAATATATGTGAAAATGTATCATATCTCTTAGATATATTGGTACAGTGAATACCGATTGCTTGTTTTCCCATCGCAGATTGATATGTATTCCTAGGTGATTGATTATGATTTAAGAAAGGAATACATGAGGCAAGTGATCCTATAATTAATCCTGGTTTAATTTCACAATGAGTATAATTTTCTATATTTTCTCTCTTCTGATTTTTATAATTCATCATTATTAGACAATTTTCTACCTCTGATGTATCAATATACTCTATATATTCTGAAAGACCCATTAAATATGCTTCAGACCATGATTCTCCTTTACTTAATATTTCCGTTATATCTTCACAATCTCCATATATAGCCTTAGAAAATAGAGGCCTGATACATCTCCCTCTATCTGTAAATATGTAAATAGAATTTTCTTTTATACACCAATATATTGAATTATGAGGATGAATTATATTAACTTTCCTTTTATCTCTGAAGAATTTGACTAATTCATTTGGTTTTGAAATATATCCTATCCATTTACCATTAATCATTAATTTAGTATAATCTCTTTTATTGTAATTAAATATATCAAGTTCGCTAAATGCAATTATAAAATCATCAATTAGTTCCATAATAAGTTCTGAATTTGAATATGTTGTTATTTCGCACATCATTGATAAATTTTTAACTACTCCAACTGACTGACCCTCGGGAGTTTCTACCGGACATATATAACCCCATTGAGAAGAGTGTATCTTCCTTGGAGGTATAAGTTTACCAGTATTATCTACCGGTGTAGAAATTCTTCTTAGATGGGAAAGTGTACTCATAAAGGTTAATCTGTTTAGTACTTGAGAAACACCTTGCTTATTATTATTATTCTTTACACCCCAATTTCCGGTAGCCATTGCTCCTTTTAAAATATTCTCTATGCATGTTTTTTTTATAATCTTATGTATGTTAAATTCGTTTATTATATCTGAATAATCATCCTTGATATTCCATATACCTGAATTAACTTCTTTCGTTATAAATACTTTCATATCCTTGACCACCTTATTTATACCCTGAATAGTTAGATTACCGAGTAATACCCCGCATGTCTCTATCCTCTTATTTAGATACGAATCTCTGTCACTTGGAGGTTCAACCTTAAGGTAACATTTTAATAACTTATTCACCATTAAACCTGTAAAATACAACTTTTCTAAATTAGTATCTAAATGGGGTAAATATTCCTTTTGGAGGATATTTTTACAATAATTTACTTTTACCGAAGAATTAAATTTATTATTGGAGTGTATTTTCTTGCTTATGTACTTGATTGATTCATTGTGATCTATAATATCCCGATTTTCTTTTAATGACTTCATTACTATTTTACATAATTGCGTGTCTAATTCAGAATTATCATTATCTATAATGAAATATAATATTTCCTTATCCGAATAGCAACCTAGGGCTTTAAATAATATTGATAGAGGTATTTCTTCTTTAACATGAGGTATAGATGCATAAATTAAATTATTATATATATCAGATTTATCTGTTATTTTTACAGATATAGTTTTTGTTATACCGAATGTATTATCGTTTGATGATCTTACTTCGGAAACGTATGAATATTTGGAATTAGCCTTACTCGCGTAAACCTGAATAATATTCGGAGTTATCTTTTCTTGTGATATTATAACTTTTTCATTTCCATTAATAATAGAATAACCACCAGAATCGAACGAACATTCGGAATTAATATCTTTAAAATAATTACAATAATTTGACTTTATCACAACGGGTATCTTCGTTAAAACTATATCTTTGATTATCTTTGATGGTAAATTGATAACTTCGTTATTTTCATTTATTCTTATATTTATACGTAAATCTATGATCACAGTTAAAGAATAAGTGAAATTCCTTAATCTAGCAATTGTGGGTGTCATTATTTTCGTGCAACCATTATTTTCCGTGTATCGGGGTTTTTCTATATCTAGTTTTATAATTTCTATTTTAATATTTTCTATTCTATTATCGTTAAATGATATATCAAGGGGAAAGAATTGGGATAATATCATCGGTAGAATATTTTCAATATAATCATTATAAGAATTTATCTGATGCATAGCTAGAATATTATCTTGGTTGAAATATTTATCAATAATAGCATTGATAATTTTTTCGTTTATCATATTAGATTAATTTAATAATTAAACTTTATATTAAATCAAATTTTTAATGCAGAGCCATATTACGCAATTCCATGTCGTTTATATCTATTGTATCAAATATACCACTCACGTGTACTTGTTTTTCATTTAGTTTTTTTTCTATATAATTGGAATATCCAGGGAATATATTATAAGTTTTACAGAATGTATAAATATTTAGATATCTTTCTCTGAAAACTTTATAATCATCCATCAAATTATCATCAGACGCCATTAATTCATACTTTTCAAATAATTTCTGACCTTGAATAATAATAATGAACCCTTGAAGAAGTGTTGGGTCAATTAATAAACCTTCTATCTGACAGAATTCTATGATTGCTTTTAATAAAACAATAGGAGATAATTTCCAAGGTTCAAGATCTTTTAATCTAATATTCGTGAATTCTCTTATTTTATCCGTATATCCATTATCCCTTTTATCATGAATAATAGCATAATACATTATTTTACATAAATTATCTAATGATACCTCATTGGTTTCCCTGTTAGATGATTCAAATGTATCCGTCATTAAGTCCCCCATTTCGTTAAATTGAGATTGATCTTGATTCCAACAGAAACCGAAATCATAAATTACTATCTTACATTCCTTATCATCAACTCTTACTTTCCAATTCCCCGGATGAAGGTCTCCATGATTGAAATTTTCTATCATCTGATTTTCTCTTATGAATAAATGATAAAGGTTCGCGAATTTATTTATTTTATAATCATTTAACTCTTCATCGTCAATACTTAAACCCGGTTCATATGACATTATTAAAATTGTTTCGCTTATTTTATAAATTTTCGGGATGACTATATATTGATTATTTTCATAAAATCTTTCAAAATGAAGAATATTATTCGCTTCATTCACAAGATCCGTCTGATCTAAAAATTGATCAATAAAATTAAATATATCAACCGGCATTATTTTAATTGTTTTATTCCGAATGCATGGGAATAATAACCAGAATTTAATAAACCATTTAAAAAAAACAATCTGAGATCCAACATTCGGATGAAGAATTTTCATTACCTTATGTTCGTTTTTATTTTTATCATTTACAAGATATACTTGACCTATACTACCTGATCCAATAGTCTGTATTATTTCATATTTTTCTTCTATACTTTCATTAAATACTCTCCTATATTCTTCTCTCGTATATTCTATATCGTGTTCAGGGCATTTTTCGTAGAAATTTTCCAATTTATTTAACCATTGGGGCTTGTTATTTTCAACTATTTCACTTGTTTCGAGATAAATTAATTCTAATTTAGGTGTTATCCATTGACAGAATTTTATCATGACAGCTCCACAGTTTGAAACATTTTCCAGTACATCGTCCAATAATACACAATCATAATCGTCGGCGTCATTACAATATTCATAATATGACCATAAACTATGTATTAATTTTATATGTGAAAATAATTTACAGAAAAATGACATTATAAATTATATTAAGATATAATTTTTTAAATGAATTTAAAAGATTTATGTTTATTTTATAATAAAAGTATATTCTAGATAACCATAATGACAACAATTCAAAAAAATATCAAGGATCTTATTTTCTTTTATATTAAAACGAATTATAATAATTATCTCGAAGAGAATAAATTAAAAACTATACCCGATGATAAAATTAATGAAGTTATATCTAAATTATATACAGAAAGGAAAGAACACTTAAAAGTGTTTATTAAAGAATCACTCAAAAAATTATTAAAAGGTGAATACCCGGGGGATCTCGTGGTGTTAAATATATTATTAGAAATCTTTTCGGATGATGAATTATGTAAAAATAGATTAATGACAGAAATAAAATTACACCAACAACAAATTAGAGATGGGGTAAATGATTATTCTAAAATTTTAAAATAATAGTCACTGATCCCGTAATCTTAATAAAATTAAAATATACAATATAATAGATATGAGTTTATCAGATAAATTGAATACAAATGCGATCAAGATTAAGAAGAAAACGCAATTAGGGGGTAATAAGAAATTAAGTCCAATTTCACAGAATTATAAAAAATATTTACAAGGGGTTCCCCACGATAGTAAATCTAATGAAAAAAACGATGATCCCCCAAATAAATCACACAAAAAAATAAATCTTGTAAGAAAAAAAGGTGACCCGGATATAAAAATAATCCATAAAAAGGAAAAAAAGAATAAACACAAGTTTACAAGAAAAAAACCGAGTAAAATTAAAATAAAAGACATAAATGAAATTGAAAAACAGATAGAATTATCTAATAAAAAATCCAATACTAAAATGAAATTAGTCGAAGACATTAAAACGAAAGAAAAAGAGATGGATAAAGAAAAGAAAGAAAAGAAAGAAAAGAAAGAAAAGAAAGAAAATAAAGAAAATAAAGAAAAGAAAGAAAAGAAAGATAAAAAGAAAATTACTAGAAATAGTAAAAAACATACCAGAAGAAATGCTAAAAAAAGTAATAAAAGAATTAGTTTTAAAAAATCAAGTATTTCAGATAAAGATATCCATAGAGTTGAAACTAAGATAAAAGAAATAAGATCAAAAAAAACAGATGAAATTAAAAAAGAATTGGAGGATAGTGGTATTAAAGTTTCGGGGAAAAGTAAGAGATTATTAAAAGATATTTACCTTTATTCTAAGATATGTAATATTAATATTCAACATGAAAAATAAAATAATATTCTAATATATTTTAAATGACGGAAGGAAAGAAAATATCTGTTGACGGACTAAATATTTATTCTTACAAGGATCAAGTTTATGATATAATTGATACACTTGATTTAAATAATGAAACAGAAAAAAATATATTAAGAAGTAGATTCCTAGCAGAGGTATTATCATATGAAAATAGAAGAAATAATACGAAAAAATACTATGATGCATTTAGGTTCTTGGTGACAACGGGATCCATTCTATTACCTGCCATTTTATCAATGGGACAGATGGATCCGGCGAAGTTGCCTAAAAATTTTGAAAATATAAGTTATTGGACATCTTGGACTATTTCCTTAATGGTAACAGCATGCAATGGATTTTTACAATTATTTTCACTTGATAAGAATTACTTTGAGTATGCTATTACAACGGAACAAATGAAAACCGAGGGTTGGCAGTTCTTTCAATTATCTGGTAAATATGATGATTTTGAAGATCATAAAGAAGCATATAAACCATTTTGTAAAAGTATCGAAAATATAAAAAGAAAACAGGTTGAAAAGGAATTTCCCGGGAAAGCCGATGTTAATAAAGGTAAGAAAGAGGAAAAAAAATTTAATTTTGAACAAGAATTATTAAAAAATTTGCCCCAACAATACAATAATAAATTAGATGAATCAATAGAATCTAAAAATAAAATAATGGATGAAAAAATGGATAAATTACTGGATTTATTTAATAGCGGTCAGACAACAGTTCAATCAGGGCAACAATTAGCATCAACGGTAGGTAATGTTAAAGAATTATTAACCTCAGTTGAAGTGGAACCTAAGATAAATATCTCTGAAAGTAATCCAAGTAAACCTAAATCTAAATCAACCGACTAAGATATTATATATTTTCTCAAGTAATCCTTTTTCATTGTGTTTTATTAAATATTGTATATTATCAATCATTGTTTTATTTAATTTATCTGTTATAAGATTTAATAATCTTAATATTTTTACGAATATATATAAATCTTCATTGATATAATAATCGGGTCTAAATTTTTTAGAAAATGAACTTAAAAGCATGGAAGTCATATCTTTCTTTATATGAATTACATCCTTTTTATTGAACGCATTACATGCCTTTATATCATTTAAAACAGCACCAATAAACCTTCTATTTCTTTTACAATTTTTATTAATTTCAGATATCCCGAAATCAATAATTTTAATGTTATATTTACCAACATTTATTTTTCCCCCATTAATAAATGAAAAATCTAATACTAAATTTTTTTTACTTTTAATTATTAATATGTTCTTAGTATGTATATCGCAATGTCTTACTTTATTTTTATTTATCATAGATAAATAATAAAAAATCTGTAGTGCTAAATTATAAGAATTTATATTCTTATCTTTATTGGATTTACAATTTTTCTGAATATAATCACTTAATTCTGTCGGGTTATTGATTGATTCCATTATCATATATTTAAACTTACCCTTTTTATCTGAAAATGGTATATTAATTGTATCTCCGTAAGAAAATAATTCGGGGACCATCATATTATTCTTAAATATCTCGCAATGTTTATTGTGTAATTTTATCTCATGATTCGCGGATTCGCGATCCATAAATATTTTCATAACATATTCTTTCTTATTATCTTTTATAAGATAAACTAAATCACCGCTTTTACCTCCACTAAATTTTTTTACTAATTCTATTTTAATTTTATTTCCTTTACTAATTAAAATACATTTTTTATCATCTATATTTTCGATTGATATGTTTCCTTTTATTGTATCAATAGTTTTTAAGGTTTTATTCTTATTCTTAGTTTTATTTTTAGTTTTATTTTTACTTTTACTTTTACTTTTACCCTTCGTTTTATTCCTTTTAACCCCTTTATAAGATTTAGTTGGGCTCATTATAATTAATTTATATATTAAAATTTGATTTTATTTAAAAACTTGATATTAGATTTATTTAATATGGAGTTAGAAGATTACAAGAAAGAAGAGCTACAGAATCATATTTACAAAACACCAGATACGTATGTCGGTGGCTGTGATCTAATTGAAGAAAATCTCCCAATCTATGATGGAAATAATATTATTTTTAAAGATGGAGAATATATTCCAGCTGTTTATAATATCTATAACGAAATTCTCGTTAATGCTAGAGATCAGATTGTTAGAATTGAAGCGAGAAAAAAGAAAACAGATAAACCTGTCCAGAATCTAAAAGTGATTATTAATAGAGAAAAGGGTGAGATTAGTATTTATAATGATGGAACCGGTATTGATATTGCAGAACATCCAACTGAAAAAGATGATAAAGGTAATCCTCTATGGATCCCATCAATGATATTCGGTGAATTACTAACCTCGGGTAATTATAAGACAGACGAAAAAAAGATTGTCGGGGGTAAGAATGGTTATGGTGCTAAATTAACGAACATCTTTTCCACGGAATTTGAAATAAAGACAGTTGATCATATTAGAAAGAAAAAATTTATTCAGAAGTTTTCGGAAAATATGAAAATTAAACATAAACCGAAAATCACGAATACAGATGTAGAACCTTATACGAAGATTACATGGAAAACGGACTTTGAAAGATTCGGTATAGTTGAATTTAGTGATTATATGATTGATTTAATGTATCGTAGGGTATATGATATCGCTGGGATGACAGATAAGAGTGTCAATGTTTTCTTAAATGGAAAGAAAATCAAGATTAATAATTTTATGGATTATTCTAAGATGTATCTTACTAAAGAAGAAGATTTCGTTTATTCTGAGATAGATAAGAGATGGAAAATAGGTATTTCATTAAGTAAAAAAGATAAATTTGAACAGATATCATTTGTAAATGGTATCGCAACACCGAAAGGGGGGAAGCATGTAGACTCAATCGTCAAGCAATTACTTACAGGATTGAAATCTATGATTGAAAAGAAGCATAAAAAGACTATTCAAGAAAACTATATCAAGAATTATTTAAGAGTATTTATTGATTCTGTTATTGAAAATCCATCCTTCGATAGTCAGACGAAAGAAAGATTAATTACACCTCAGTCTAAGTTCGGATCTAAACCTAATATTTCCGATAAATTTATTAAAGAAATTATTGATAAGACCGATATTGTAGAAAAAGTTATTCAATTTAGTGAATTTAAACTGAATAAAGAAAGTAAGAAAACAGATGGAGCTAAAAGAAATAAAATCAGAGATATCCCCAAGTTAGATGATGCTAATTGGGCTGGGACAAGGAAATCGGATCAATGTATTCTTATACTAACCGAAGGAGATTCAGCGAAATCTATGGCGGTATCTGGTTTATCTGTTGTCGGGAGAGATAGGTATGGTGTATTTCCTCTCAAGGGTAAGGTTATGAACGTAAAAGATGCTTCTAAACCACAGATTATGAATAATACCGAAATTACCAATCTGAAAAAGATTGTTGGTTTAGAAACGGGAAAAGTTTATAAAAATACTAACTCCCTCAGATATGGAAAGGTAATGATTATGACAGATCAAGATCACGATGGTTCTCATATTAAAGGTCTTGTAATGAATGTATTTCATACTTTATGGCCTTCTCTGTTAGATTTAGGTTTCCTTACATCTATGATTACACCTATTATTAAAGCAACGAAGGGGAAACAAGTTAAATCATTTTACACATTGACCGAATACAATGATTGGAAGGACAAAACTAACGGAAAGTGGCATATTAAATATTATAAGGGATTGGGGACAAGCAACGCGAAAGAAGCAAGAGAATATTTTCAGAATATTAAAATGAATAATTATATCGTGAATGAACTTACTGATACCTCTATGAATCTTGCTTTTAATAAGAAATTAGCCGATGATAGAAAGAAATGGTTATATAATTACAATGAAAATGTAATCCTTGATCATAATGAAACGGAGGTCCCCATTGATTCATTTATTAATAAAGAATTAATTCATTTTTCTAATAGTGATACATTAAGATCTATTGGTTCTGTATACGATGGTCTGAAACCTAGTCAGAGAAAGATTCTATATTCGTGTTTCAAGCGAAATCTGTATTCTGAAATCAGAGTCGCTCAACTCTCCGGTTATGTAAGCGAAAATGCAGCATATCATCACGGTGAAATGTCTCTACAATCGGCAATTATCGGTATGGCCCAAGATTTCACGGGTTCAAATAATATTAATCTTCTCATGCCGAACGGTCAATTCGGTACAAGGATTATGGGGGGACACGATTCGGCGAGTTCTAGGTATATTCATACAGAATTAAATAAGATTGCTGACATACTTTATCCACCGGTTGATGCAGAATTATTAAGTTACACGGAAGACGATGGGGTAAAGGTCGAACCTAAGTATTATGTTCCCATTATTCCAATGGTCCTTGTTAATGGTATGACTGGAATTGGAACCGGATTTAGTACATCTATTCCTAAATTTAATCCACTGGATGTCGTTAAAAATATTGAAAATAGACTAAAAGGGAAAGAATATGAAGAAATGAAACCATGGTACAATAATTTTAAAGGAGAAATTATTAAAATTAATGATACTGATTTCGTATCTAAGGGTAAATATGAAGTGTTAACACCGACATCTATTAGAATTACGGAGCTACCTATTGGGAAGTGGACGGATGATTATAAGATCTTCTTAGATTCTCTATTGCCTGAAGAAAAGAAAAAGAAGAGTAAAGAAAATGAAAAGAATAAGAAATCAAAAGTAAAACAACATATTATTGATTACACTAATAATTCATCTGATAAAGGGATTGATTTTACAATTATTGTCCCTTTAGGATTTATCCATAATTTACAGTGGAGTGAAGATCCACATATCGATGGAATTGAGAAATATTTTAAATTATATACAACGAAGGGTCTTTCATTAAAGAATATTCATCTTTACGATAAAGAAAGAATTATTAAATATAAATCTGTTAAAGATATAGTTGATGTTTTCTTTCAAGAAAGATATGATTTATATTCTTTAAGAAAAGAAAAGCAATTAAAAGATCTTAAAAATGAACTAGACATTAAAGAAAATAAGATTAGATTTATTAATGATGTAATCGAAGAAAAGATAATTATCTATAAAAAGAAGAGAGAAGAAATATTCAATAATCTTATAAAATTAAATTATAAACAGATTAAGGATAAATATATTCAAGAAAAGATTAATACTACGAATAAAACTGGTTATGATTATCTAGTTAAGATGTCAATTTATTCATTCACCGAGGAAGAAATTACAAGACTTCGAGAAGAATATAATAAGATTAAAAAAGAATATGAAGGACTTCTAGAAAAGAAGATAGAAGATATTTGGTTAGATGAATGCAAAGAATTTAAAAAATTTTATAATAAAGTTAATCCTTAAGAAAATAAATCTATATTAGATTTATAAATGTCTCTTTATCAGAAAAGTAATCCCAATTTACCTAATTATGAATCACAATTCTCAGTTAGAGATATAGATAGAACCGTTGTAACTAGGATGGATAATGTTGATTATTATGATTATGATATTACGGAAAAAAGACTTGTATCGGGACCAAGTGATAGTAGAATTCTCGCGCCAGTTGAATTAGATTCTGGATTACCACAGAGAAGGACCGACGCTCCGGGTGAAGGTATAGATATAACTGGTCCAGATTTTATATTAGGATCTGGATCTGCTTCTTTAACTGAAAGAATAGATTCTGTGAATAATGGTAGAGTAGGTGATATTGAAGTTTTAGATTTTAATCTACCCAAGGAGGGTGATATTGTTATTAATAAAGATAATCAAGATACTTCAGTAAAGGGTATAGTAGAGAAAACAGCCGTTAGTGATGTATTTTTTTCTGATATGAATATGGATGTTATTCATAAATCTATAAGATATAGTGTTAATCAGAGAACAGGGAAAGTTGTTGCAAGACAATCGGATAATACTATTTATATTATTATGCGTTCTATACTCTTACAATATGCTAATTTTAGAGTAGGGGCGGCTGATTTAGCGGAAGAAATAAGGGCATTAAATTCGAGAGTCGTTGAATATTGCGCGGATAATATTTCATCCAATGTTCAGCAATATGTTGGTTATATTAAAGATTTAGAAAAATTACCCGTGCCAATGGATAGACCTGTATATCATAATAAGAATAATTTCACATATGATATTTCTAATTTATTGTAAATTGTTGAAATTATTTTCTATATATGTATAAATTATTCCCCCGCGACTTGGACTTACAAAAATAGACACTAACGAATCCATCCGTACAATGATCGATGATCTGATCCTGTTTATAGACAGATTTCGCGTTGAGGGACAAGCAGATATTACACGAGTTACAGAGCTCCACACAAAACTCGCCACAAAACTCCCCACGGAACAGGGGGGAGGGGGATATAAAAAGAAATCCCGGAAATATAAAAGAAGAAAAAATAAATCTAAACGAAAAAAGAGAACCAAAGGAAAAAGATCTAAAAGAAGATAAAACTTAAAACTATATTCTTTAACTTTACTATGTATGAAAAATACTTCTTAGAAAAAGAACAATTAGATACAATTTCTAATTGGTCTCATAAAAATGAACCTCTGTTTATCTGCGGTTACCCAGGTTCGGGAAAGACCTCTTTAGCGAAAGAGATCCTTCAAGACAGAGTTATTACTCAAATTGATTCACTTTATATGAAAAATAATACGGATATTTATGAATATATCCAGAATATCATTCAGAAAAGAAATATAACGATGATGTTCGAACAGAAAAAAGAAAAAAGAGGTCTTTTAATTGATGATATAGATATTTTTTACAAACATGATAAAAAAATTTTTAAATCTATAATAAATCTGTTGAGTTCAAAATTATATGATACAAGAGTAATCTTGACTTGTTCAATCAAGTTTTTAAATAATAGATCATTAAATAAATTATCGTATTCAAAATTATTTTTAGTTTATAATAACCATAAAATTCATAAAATATGTAAAAATATATGCTCACAGGAAAATATAAATTTATCTCTTATTAAAAAACAAGAATTAATTAAAAGAGCTTCTAACAATATAAATACATTAATATCATTACTAACATCAGAAAAACAAGAAATAATAACAGGGGGATTAGATAATTTTGAAGATGAAGAAATATTATATGATAATCTTTTTAATAAAGATTATAACTTAAAAGATCTTGTCAGAATATATACTCCGAATAAAACTAAGATTTCATTAGATCTTTTAGAAAATCTGTTTGATATGACAGATGATATAACAATAATAAAGAATATTTATGATTATTATTCTTTATCTGATATATTTGAAACCAGATGTATTAATTATTGTGAAATCAGAGAATATGATACAATATTAACTATTTATAATTTTTATAGTAAAATAAAATCATCTAATCTAAACAATAAAAACTTTATACCGAATAAATACATTAGTAAATCATTGATTCACGTTTATTCACTGAAAATGAATCATTACAATGATTTAATTTATTTTTATCTTAATTTAGTTTATACTAATACTTATGATAAAAATACAATTATTGAATTATTGAGACTAGATAAGAATACCTTAAATGTATTCATTAAAACTTTTAATTTTTATTACAATAGTAAGATTAAATGTGAAAAAATATATAAATTATTGGATAAATGAACGATGAAAAAGAAATTAAATCCCAAGAAAAAGAATCCAATTTAGAAACGATTAATAAAGAAATAAATAATAATTTAGATTCAATTGATTCATCTATAAATTCACTTATTGATAAATTTATAGATAAAATAGAGTTGAAAGATCTTCTAATAATCAGTTTAATAATTATAATTTTAAGTTTAATAAGTTATTTCGTTTATTATAAATTTTTTAAGATTACATTTAATGAAACATTATTTGAGAATATGGCAATGTATTATATTAATTTAGATAGATCTACGAATAGAAAAAGAAGTATGGAAATAATGACCGCGAAACAGGGTATTAATCCTGAAAGATTTCCAGGTATAGATGGTAAATTATTAGATTTAGATGATCCTAAATATGAAAAGGCTTTAAAGAAAATTAAATGGTGGTTCCTTATCGAAAATAGAAAAAATGTAGGTCATTTCGGGTGCTATTTAAGTCATATGGGTATATTTGAAAAATTTCTAAAAACCGATAAAGAATATTGTTTTATATTAGAAGATGATGCTGAGATATTAGTAACCGATATAAAACGAGAAATAATTAAAAATATGAATAATTTACCCAGAGGATGGGATATATTACTCTTAGGTTATGAAGTTAATGGTGGACCCAATGGTTATAAAGAAGTTAGAGAAGGAAATAAAGATACTAAACTTAAAAATGGTCTTTTAAATCTTAATTATTTTACAGGATTACAAGGTTATATAATTAATAGAAAATCTGCTAAAAAACTAATTGAAAACTTACAAGAGTTGGATTGGATTATTGATTGGAATATGTGTTATTTAGCTAAAAGAGGTATATTAAATATATATGGTGTATATCCCCCAATAGTATGTCAACCCGCGGTTCATATGATACAGATAAATGATATAGATTATAAATATAATTGTCAAGTAAGATTTGATACTCTTACGAATAAATAAACTATCCCTTGATGCCAACTATTTTTTAGGTTTCGTTAGTTTATATGTTGTAACGACTTCTCTATTCGTCCATATAAGATCAATCGCCTGATCAACTTTCTCCGATTCAGCGATAATCTTGGATAAATTTTCTCTAATATTAATTTTATTAATTGGTTTTTTAGTATTTCTTGCATTGCATCTTAATTTTCCTGTATTCGTATTTAAATCAGTAATATTAAAATTTACCATGAATTTAGTAATTTCAGGTTCTAATTCTTTATTTCTAATTTTCTTTAATTCTCTTGCTTGTTTTTCGAGAGTTGATATTTTTTCGTCTAATTCTAACCATTTTCCTACTCTGAGTTTAAATTCTTGTAATTCTCCATTGGGTATTTCTTGTAGGGTATTCATTATTTATAGGATATTTAATATTTAAAGTTTTAAATTATTTTTATTTCAAATAAACAAGGAATATTAATAAAAACGAACTAATAATTTTTATAATTTTAAATTTATTAATATTTAAATAATTCAATATACCCCCTTTATATCCCCCTTGAAATTTCATAATAGTATTAAAATAATTTATCGGTGTTAAATCTTGTTTTTTTATATCATAATTCGGTGGACCAAGAATAAAATATGTAAATAATAAGAATAAACCCAATTTACTGAAAATTAATAATACCTTAGTTTTTCGACTAATATTATTTGTAATATTTAAAGGGATTAATAATATGATTGCTAAAAATAATATATCTTCAAAAATATCTTCCGCGTAAAATGATAACCATTTCTGAAAATTATACCACCCCCCCTCTGTGAATAGTTTATAGGTGTAAATATCATATTCGCTTGGTTGGCTATAAAAATAGTTATAAAAGGAATATAATATATATAACTGCCATAATATGATTAACAAGAACCAGAAAAAAATAGAAATTTTATCCATTTTTAATAATTGTTTATTCATTATTATATTAGGAATGATTACAGTTGATATTACATAAAAAGATGTGAAAATTATACCTCCCAATTTAATATCTTGTTTTAATTTATCATATATACCCATAATATTTAACACTTAAAAAAAAAAAGATAATAATAAATAAAATGTCTAAGTTAAAAGATAAACCACTTAAGAAATGTCATACCGATTCAAGGAAAATGATAGATGATATACATAACCAGTATGTTAAAGATTTGAAAGAAGATGATTTACATAAATACTATCTAGACAATGGATTGATACTTGATGAATATTATTCAGATAAAAATACAGAACATTCTTCAAATAGTTCAGGTATATTAACATATTTCGAGGTTAATAAGACCGAAAAACAACCAGATAAAACTAATATAATAAATGATTACATGAAAAATGTGGATGAAAATATCATAAATGAAAAATATAAAGAATACAGATATGATAAATGTAGTTTATGTAATGTAAATTTAAATATAAATGAAAAAAGCGGATATCTTGAATGTGTTAATTGTGGTTTAATTATAGATATTATTATAGCAAGTGAGAAAAATTCTTATAATGATCCACCTAAAGAAATAAATTATTTTTCTTATAAAAGAATAAATCATTTTAATGAATGGTTGGCTCAATTTCAAGGGAAAGAAAATACTGATATATGTGATGATGTTTATTTTAATATTAAAAATGAAATAAAAAAGAATATCAATATGGACGTTAAAGATATTACTTATAATCAAGTACGAGAAATATTGAAAAAATTAGATTATAATAAATATTATGAAAATATACCATATCTAATAAATATTATAAGTGGGAAGAAAACTCCTCGTCTAACAAGGTGGGAAGAGGAAATATTAAGATCTTTATTTAAGGAAATACAGATACCCTTTATGAATAATTGCCCCCCAACTCGTAAAAATTTTTTATCTTATTCTTATGTTTTACATAAATTCTGTCAGTTATTAGAATATGATAATTTACTTAGTTATTTCCCACTTCTCAAAAGTAGAGAAAAACTACAACAACAGGATGATATATGGAAAAATATATGTAAAGATCTAAAATGGGAATATATACCTAGTACTTAATTACTATCTTCAATTCTAACATAATTCGGGTAACACATATCTAGAAGTGCCATAGTTGTAGATGATATTAAACCAACATAAATGGCATGATTCTGTAAAACACCACAAGTAGGTATAATTTTCGTTGATACAGTAACAACTACGAATAATGTAATATATCTAATTATGTTCTGTAAATTAAGATCAATTTCCATCATTATATAATATGAAATATTTTATGTTTAATACTTAAAAAAATAATTATAATTTCTTTTATAATGAGTGAAGAAAAAAAAATTGATTATCTGGAAGTTGATCAGAATATCCCCGGTCAGAATTATGTATGTATGTCTTTTTTATCACCCGAAACCTTTATTCGGAATAGAGAAGCATTTAATACCGCGAAATTTCTTCAATCTTATTGTAAAGATCAGAATCTAAAATTTGAAGAAGTTTATGATAAGTATAAAGATTTCACATATAAGCATGAAGAACAGCTACAGAGGGATTTTGATGAAAAGAATGATTTTCAGACTAGTATCAGGGGTGTTAAGATTCGGGGTGTTTTCGATAGTAGACAAGAAGCAGAGGCAAGGGCTAAGAAATTATCAACAACAGATAGTTCTTTCCACGTATTCATTGGTCAGGTAGGATACTGGTTACCTTGGGACCCCAATGCAGATAAGATTGTCGATGAAGTATTCCAGAATAGCCAATTGAATGATATGATGGAAAAATATCAAGAAAATAATATAAATCGTGATATCTTTTACGAAGAGCAGAAGAGAGAGAAAATTAAGGCCGCACGAGAAGAAGTCGTATTGGCGAAGAAAAAGAAACTTGAAGAAGAAGAAGAGGAGAAAAGAGCACAAGAAAAAACTAAAGAAATTGAAGGCACCTCCGACCCTATTTCTGAACTTGAGCCTGAACTTGAGCCTGAGCCTGAGCCTGAGCCTGAGCCTGAGCCTGAGCCTGAACTTGAGCCTGAACTTGAGCCTGAACTTGAGCCTGAACTTGAGCCTGAGCCTGAGCCTGAGCCTGAACTTGAGCCTGACCCCCCGGTTCAAGCAGGGGGAGATATTCCAACAAGTGATAATAAATTAGATAAAGATTTAACTGATTCACTTGAAACAGGTGATCCCTGGATGCAACAGAAATTAGAAAGAATGAAAGAATGAAAGAATGAAAGAATGAAAGAATGAAAGAATGAAATAAAAAATTTTAAATTTTTAAATTATTCTATAAAATAAATCATGCTTGAAACATTACTCGTTTTAGGATGTATTGTTTTTTTTACATTATTAGCAATGGCATTTCAGGAGAGATCTATTATGTATAAAGATTACGCTACATCATGTGATATAACATATTTACCTAAAAAAGAAAAAATATTGATGGGGGATACATCTAATTTCGGATCCTCACCATATATTATTAAAACCAGAGAAACGAGAAGATTAGAATTAGAACAATTAACTATTAGTGAACTAAAGGCTGAAATATTTAATCACGAATATACAGAGGAAAATATTAATAATATTTATTCCGCCGAATATGATGATTTCAATGAATTAAGTAATGAACAATTAATTGAAATTGTCCTTGATATTGAGTCAGATTCATTTAAAAGGGATATATCACCTGATAATTATGAAAGTGATACATTTTTAGATAAGATAATTGAATAAAAAATATACGAATATGTATTATAAATGAGATTAAGTTTATTAATGTTCGTTATTGGTGTAATGTTCGTTATTTCCGGTTATGTCCAAGATAATGATCCCCATTGTAAACCAAAAACTGAGGTTAGAATTATACCTAGAAATGTATATGATCAATTAATTCAAGATTCAACTTTATAATTTATTTACAGATTCGGTAATATTTATATTCACCGCACCTTTCACTTCTTCTTGTTATATCGCATATATCTCCCGGACATAAGCGAATTAACTTAGCCATAGGATCTGTCCTTAAAATAATAGGCATCTGATCTCTTGTAGCATTAACCTTTTTTAGAATTTTATTTATTTCCTCTTCATCGCGAATACAGACATGCTCGGGTACAGTAATATTCACGCTAATATCAAATGATATATTATTAATACAGAATAAATGTATATTTCGGAAATAGTCCATTCTATATTTATTTTCTTTTAATTTTTCATTTTCGTCTATAATATTATCCGATAAACCATTAATTTTTAATTGTTCTTGACCGAATTTATAAAGATCTTCTACCGCTTTTTCTAAGTTTTCACTTATTTTTTCAGTTATAATTAAGATAACACTATCCTCTGGTTGAATTGATTCTTCTAAATACAACTTATTTATTTTATCCGCACATTGTTTCGTAACTTTTAATGGGGGGGAATTAATTTCAGGAAAATTATAATAAATTATATGTAACTTGTGATCTTTTATCTGGGAATGTTCGAGAGTAATATTTAAATTTCCCGCTTTACCGAATGATAATGGATTTTTAGAATTTTTTAAATTATACAGTTTTTCTATTTCTTCATCCGAATAATCAGATATAACTGAAACATCCCACTCCGATTCTAAAAACTTCTTAAATAAAGAACGTGATTTATTTATTTTGTGAACGTAACTCATTATATATTAATACTAAAATATTAATTTTAAATATCAAATTTATTTATAACTACCAAATGGATAGGGGTTATAACCTGCCAGTTTAGAACTATTGGATAATCTTGATCTTTTAGGTCTCCTGCGTGTCTGTTTAGATTTTTTAGGTTTTCTAGATTTACCTCCACCTTGTTTTTTAGAGTGATTGGAAAATTTCGTTGCTTTCTTCTTTTTAGAAGGTTTTTTCTTTTTAGGTTTCTTCTTTTTAGGTTTCTTCTTTTTCGAATATTTCTTTTTAGTCCCCATACCGGAAAATCTCTCATGAATAGGAATATTATATAATTGATCCATAGCTTTCTTAAATTCTTCGGGATTATTTTTTAGATTATCTTTTATTTCTCTTTTATGTTTCGCTTCATACTCTTTCCGTTTTTTGTCATATTCATCAAATCTACTATTTTCTTCATCGCTGTCCCACGTAGAATATGCGCCCCCCTTCTGCTTAGAATATTCACCCATTTATAATGTAACTTATATTTTTTTTTACTTAAAACTATTGGATTAATAATATCTAATGATTATGAAGAATATTTATCTAAATTTTATGAATATAAATAGATTCGGAAAACTAAATAAACCGATTGCTCTATTAGGAGTTTCAACCGCAATTGGATACTGGATTTATAAAAATACAGATGTTGAAACTAAATTAAATACATTCTTAAATAAATCTCTAACGAACTTAAAACTTGAAAAAGCGAAAGCAGAAAAATCTATTAAATTTAACGATAAGAATAAACTTGTAATTTACAGTAATGAACATTTTTATGATAGTGTTGCGAAGTATCTTTATAAGAAATATCCAGAAAAGATTAATAATTTTTATTATGATGAAGAAAAGATCTTTACATTTAATGAATTTAGATATCGTAGAAAGGAAAAACCTAAGAATATTAAATTATTTAAACCCGAACAATGTAACTTCAATATTTATTATGAATATAATAATGAAGAATATGAAATTAATATTAATTTATCTTATGTTTTAGATAACAATAATCAGATCGTAAAGATAATGGAGACCGTTGATTGTTCTTCATATGAAGCATTATTAAGTAAAATTGAGGCAACCTGTGATAATAAAGAAGCATTAGTTTCTTTTATCGATAGCGCCAGATCCGATATTAAAAAGGATTACGATGAAACAAAAAAATGTTCCAATGAAACAATGAGAATTTTTTATTACAGGAAAGATTATTGGTCTTTATTAGCGAAAGCCCCCAAGAGACCAATTGAAACAATATACCTTAAAGAAGGTGTGAGAGATTCTATACTTACATACATTAATGATTTTTTTTCTAAAGAAACAAGAGATATTTATCTATCATTCGGTATTCCTTACAAGAGTGTATCTTTAATTTACGGTCCCCCTGGTTCGGGTAAAACAAGTATCATTAAGGGTATAGCATCTTCATTGGATTGTGACTTATATGTTCTACCAATTACGAAAGATATGCTTGATAATGATTTCGTTGGAGCTTTCTCTTATATTAATGATGAAGAGGAAAAACAGAAGATAATTGTTATAGAAGATATTGATTCCCTATTTGATGAAAGGAAAGAAGGAGATAATCATAATGGGATTACTTTACAGGGATTCTTAAATTGCTTGGATGGATTCACGTGTATTGAGGGAACAATGTTATTCTTGACCGCGAATAAACCCGAAGTATTAGATTATGCGATTATAAGATCTTGTAGAATTGATCACAAGATAGAATTAGGTTATGCGGATAAATATCAGACGAAAGAAATGTTTGAAAGATTTTTACCTGAGCAGAAAGATAATTTTAAAGAATTTTATAATACTATTAAACACAGAGAATATACAACCGCGTCTTTACAGGAGTTTTTATTTTACAATAGGAAATGTGATAATATCTTAGATATAGTTGATAAATTTACAGAAATCATAGAAAAAAATGATCCTAAAAACTTCGAAGTCATTAAAGATGAAAATAAGAATTTTTATAGTTAACTAATATTATATGAAATAGAAATTGGCCCAGTCGTGTATGACTTTAACTCTTATGCGGCGGAGAATACCTAACTTCTCATAATTTTGATATCAGTCTCGTCCTTATGAAGGGGGCGGATTCCATCCTAACTTCTTCAGGTGTTCTGATATTTGCTCGATAGTCATACTGTGTCCGGATATGAGACCAAGAACCAATTCATTCATTTCATGTTGCAAGGACATTTTATCGGGTTCTGGGGCTTCTTTTATCTGATTATCTAAATCTAAGATAAGATTTAGAGTTATTTCCTTATCCAAACTCGCCCCACCCTTCATCTTTCTTTTCCTGGTTTTCTTAATATAAGATCTCCTTGTTTTTCTGGAAGATCTCTTTCTAGACTTTCTAGACTTTCTAGACTTCTTAGTTCTTTTCTTAGACTTCTTTCCTTTCCCCGAAGCTTTCTTCCGACCGGGAACAGGAAAAGTAGAACTCTTTAAAATAAGCTGCTTGCTTACAATCTTGATATTCTTAAGTTCAATTGCATCATCATTAGTATCATAGATGTCCCCCACATAATCGTAATCTAAACTATCCTTGGGATTTAATTTTTTCGTAATCTTTATGACTTTATTTTTCATGTACTTATTGCCACTATCTGGAATCTTAGATGGCCAACTGAACGCACTTGCAGTATTACCACTTTTAACTGTAACATTATAAACGGATCCAACATTAATTGTCATTTATATTATTATAAATAAAAAATTTTACAACTAGATAATATTTATACCCATCTTTCTTCAAGGAGTTCTTTTTCCATACAAGAAACGCAATATTTATGATAATTATTTTCCCCCGATAAACTATTCCTATTCATACAATCAATGTTGGAACATACGGGAGCCCCATCGTGGGGAGCACATGATGAGCAATCACAATTACCTTTCATTACGAAAGTTGGTTGTTTTATTCCATTTCTATCCTTATAATCAACCGATTCCCTACACCTATTCGTATAAGGACTTGTCCCTGGTCCGGTCCAATAGTGTTTATTATGACCATCTTCATTATTTTCTATTCTCTCATTACAGATCCAACACCATCTATGATCTCCGCAATAGATAAAATTACATCCATCAGGTTTCACGGTTTTAATTCCACAATGAGGGCACTTTTTAAACTCACCATCTTCCAAGTTTTCATCTCTACTTTTACACACAACACATCGGAACATTTCAGGTTGAAGAACTAGAAGACCCCCTTCTCCATTCCCACATGCCTTGGGCATATCACATAGTAATAGTCTATTCCAAGTATTAATCCTATGTAAATCTCTTTTTCTAGGTTTAGGTGAGCACTGGGAACAAGCAGCATAGAATGTATCTTCACCGAGGAGAGAATTATAGTCGGGTTCTGTATCGGTAATATAATAATCTCTCTTGTCTTCTATCCTGGAAAGAATAGTCATGTATTTCATATAAAGATTTTCCTTATATCTAACATATTTCCTATAATCATCATATGAAGAATTATTCCTCCATGTTTCACCCGATATTTTGTTTTCTTTTAAGAACCATTTCAGATAAATTAAACTGAATCCTTTCTTACAGAAAGGGCAACAGAGAGGTTTGAAGGTTAAATCTTGAATTGTTGTCGACAGTGTTTTCATAAAACATCTATTACAGATAGGAGTATTGCAGCAGGGAGTATATTCGAAGTGATTACTACTATCAGCACAAATGAGGCATATAGTCTGTTCTTTCAGGAAAGAGATCCTTTCACTCTTTTCCGTTTTAATATAATCTTGGAAGATCTCATATTGTTGTTCCGGGTTCATAACATTATCACAGAATTTCAAAGCATCTGTTATCGTCAATTTCTGAGACCCCTTCCTGTCTAAATATTCAAGGACCTCAAGATCCAAACACTCTTGAAGTTTTATGTACTTCAAGAGAGTTGGTCTCGTGATTTTCGTATAGTTAAGAGTTTTCGCGATATTCTTATCGCATAATAGATACATCTGGTAAGCATTGGAGATCTTTTCTTGAATACTCATTTCATTTATTTTACTAATAATTAACCGGTTAAAAATCAAATTTAAATGGTTACAAGAAAGATAGAATTTAGATCTAAATCCATGATATACATTAATTTTTTATCTTCTGGTATATTCTGTTTATATGGTTCCCATGTTTCTTTCGTTATCATTTCTAATATCATTTCTTCATTCATAAATTGAACGTCCATTCTATTATCTTTTTCCGAACATTTACACCCAAGTATGCCCTCTGAATTACACGAAAGACCTTCTTCGTAAATTTTATTTAATTGTTCTAAATTCCCCGAAATAAAATTACTTATGTATTGGGGCATAGAATTGACGTGATTTATTTCCATTTATCTATTTTATATTTAAATTATTGTTCTTCTAACGAAGCCTGAATTGCGGCTTCTAATTGTCTCTGTTCTTCCATTTCTATTACTTCTTGTGGACTTAAAATTCTTATATTATTATTTAAGATTTCACCCATTAATTGTCTCATTCTATCGTCTATTTCATTTAGATTTATTTCTATTTCTTGTTCCTCTTGTTCTTCTTGTTCTTCTTGTTCTTCTCGTTCTATTTGTTCCTCGTGGGGAAATTCGGTTCTACAAACCGGACAAGTATTAGATTTTTTTAACCATTTTTTTATACCCATACATCCATCTTTTTTAACGTGAAATAAATGTTTATGATCTTTACAAGGTAATTCTATACATTTATCTCCTATTTTAAAATCTTCTAAACATAAATGACAAGTTTTTCCTTGTTCTTTTATTTCTTTTATTTCAATTTCTTCTAATGAATCCAGAAAATCTTTAGAAGATCTTTTAGGTTCGTTATTATTTAATTCATTATTTAATTCATTATTGAGTTCATTATTGATTTCATTATTAAGTTCATTACTTAAACCGTTAAGAATAAATGAGACTAGATTAAAATTTCCTTGGGGTAATTCCATTAATATAATAAGAATATATTAAAAACTTAAATTATTTATCGCATGTAATTTCATTGTCACGTTTCTTAAAATTTATCTTTAATCCTTTAACTTTCTTCTCAAATTCAATAAGAGAAATATCACTCTGAACATCTATTTTTTTACCCTTATAGTGTACATTAAATCGTTCTTCTTTAATTCTTTTATATGAGTTAGTGTCATCAGATAAATCTGTAATATTTTTAATTTTATTTAAGATTTTATAATTCAATCTTTCTGTATCATATTCTACTAATACAGCATCAACGTTATTCAATCCTTTTAATTTGAAAATTTTTCTTAAAATAATACCGTGACTAACAATTACATTTAAATTTTCTGGATCTAATTTAGGCAATGATTCCTTCATAAAAATATCATGATTATTAGTGGAACAAGATTTAGTTTTTTTAACTATTTTTTTCGTTATTTTTTTTCCTGTCCTTTTATATTTTTTATTAACTTCTTTTATGAATTTATTGGATGTTTTTAAAGATACTCTATTAAATTCTTTCTTTACCATTCTTTCATATGGCGTTGGTCTCTCACTGATATTACATATTCTTCCAATACTTTTACTTGTTTTTATTTTATGACCGGATTTTTTTAAACCATCACTTATTAATTTATTCGTTATCATTGTTCTTTTTAAAAGAGAACAATAATAATCAATTTTCTTAAATTGGGGATAAAGTTTTAATAATCGTGGCATTAATACATAACCGAACATAAATGATTGAATGAGACCAATGATAGTGCAATTGGGGGGAGTTTCGAACCCCTGTTTCCTATCTCTTAACCATCTTTTCTTGTATTTAGAATGTATTACGACATTAGAACAAGATTCGCAATGTCTTACCCATAAGACATTAATTTTCATTATAACATATCATATATTTAAAAAGCATACTTAAAATGCCATACTTAGTATAAGATATCCAATCAATCCAACAATAATAGATTTTTTCCATCTATTTTTCATTTCTGAATATATGTTAGCCCATGCTTCAACTTGTTCTTCTGTTTTCAATGAATAAAGCATTAGGGGTTGTTTGGGATAGAAATAATAAAAAAGTAATTTAGTTATGAAAATTATACACAAGAATTTACAGACTCTATAATCATCTTTAGGATTAGTTAATGCGTAATAAATACCTATAACTAATCCAATTATCATTCCTAATACATATATCATTAATCTTTCAAAAACTATTTCAGAATAAATAACCATCTGTTCTGGATCAAGAGTATCCATAAATTCTATGAATATATCATTGTCTTTTTTCATGTATGACATGTAAATAGACGAGATTAAAAGAGTTATACCAATTAAGCAGGGACTTATTTTCATTATATATTAATACTTGAAAATAATTTAATGGACGAAAAACCTAAATTAATCGACTTCATCAATAGTCGGTCCCTTGGAATCCACTTCATCCGGGGGAACACCTACACCCGAAGGGGGAACGGGCATTTCCGCACCTCCCTGACCTTCGCTATATATTTTCATCATAACAGGATTTAACTTATCATTTACTTCTTTTAATTTATTTTCATATTCGTCTTTCGTTCTTTCTTCAAGTAGCCAGGCATCTGTTTCTGTTAGTGTATCTTTTACCAATTGAATTTCAGATTCTTCTAATTTTCCTTTAATCTGATCATTATCCATAGAAGACCTTGTCTGATAGATCATATTTTCCAAATTATTCTTAGATTCAATTCTCTGTTTATTTAATTCATCCTCTTCCTTGTATTTTTCAGCCTCTCCCACCATTCTATCAATGTCATCAGATGATAAACGTCCTTTATCATTCTTGATAGTAATATTCTGCTTTTTACCACTACCCTTATCGCATGCTTCAATATTCATGATGCCATTCGCGTCAAGATCAAATGAAACCTCAATCTGTGGAATACCCCTGGGTGCAGGTGCAATTCCTTCCAGTTTAAAGTTACCCAATTCATTATTATCTTTAGTTAATGCTCTTTCACCTTCAAATACTTGAATCATAACTGAATCTTGATTATCTTGATATGTTGAAAATGTCTGAGACTTCTTGGTTGGGATGGTCGTATTCCTTTCAATTAGTTTAGTCATTACGCCACCCGCCGTTTCAATTCCAAGAGAAAGAGGGGCCACATCTAATAGTAATATTTCATCGGCTTTCTCATTACCACTGGTTGATCCTGATAAAATTGCTGCCTGAACAGCAGCACCGTAAGCCACAGCTTCATCTGGATTAATCCCTTTATTTAATTCTTTTCCATTAAAGTAACTACTAAGGAGCTCCTGAACCTTCGGTATACGGGTAGACCCCCCAACAAGAACTATATCATTGACCTGAGATTTACTCACGCCAGCATCTTGGAGGACCTTAGTTACCGGTTCTATGCACTTCTGAAATAAATTCATACATAGAGACTCAAATCGTGCCCGTGTAATACTAGAAAAAAAATCTACGCCATCACACAGGGATTCTAATTCAATAGAAGCGGAACTACTAGATGATAAATTTCTCTTGGCTCTTTCACATGCTGTCTTTAATCTCCTTAAAGATCTCTTATTATCAGAAATATCAATCTTATTCTTTCTCTTAAATTCATCTATAAAATATTTCATAAGAATATTGTCGAAATCTTCGCCTCCAAGATGAGTATCCCCCGCTGTTGATTTTACTTCAAAAATGCCATCATCAATGCATAATAATGAAACATCAAATGTACCACCACCAAGATCAAAAATTAACACCATCTTTTCTTCACTTTTCTTATCTAAACCATATGCTATAGCCGCCGCGGTGGGTTCATTAATAATCCGCAATACATTTAGTCCTGAAATCTGCCCGGCATCCTTAGTTGCTTGTCTCTGAGAATCATTGAAATAAGCAGGGACAGTAACAACCGCATCTGTTACCTTTTCTCCAATATAAGCCTCTGCAATTTCCTTCATTTTCGTTAAGATCATTGATGATATTTCTTCAGGTTGAAATGTTTTCATTTCTTCTTTATATGAAACCTCTATAACGGGTTTTTCGTCTTTTTCTTTTACACAAAAAGGGAAAGATTTAATATCACCCTGAATAACTGAATCATTAAACTTTCGCCCAATTAATCTTTTAGCATCGTAAATAGTATTTTCCGGATTCATAGAAGCCTGATTTTTGGCTCCATCGCCAATTAATCTTTCAGTTTCTGTAAATGCAACATATGAAGGAGTAGTTCGGTTCCCCTGATCATTCGCAATAATTTCACAACGATTATCTTTCCACCATCCAACGCAACTATAAGTCGTTCCAAGATCAATACCAATCGCAACCATATACTATGTATTATTTTCAGTATTATCTTTTAAGTGATTTTCTTTTATTTCATCTAATATTTTTCGAACAATTTCATTTTTCTTTTTTTCGTATTCTTTTTTTAAATTTTTAATGATAACATATTCCTCGCCACTAATTTTAATAGGATCAATTGTATTTTTCTTTAAAGCGGGAGTATCCATTTTATTTAAATAATAATAATAAATTATTAAAAATCAAATTTATTATATATATAATTATATTATGATATCTGGTAATGATTATAAAGGTCTATATGAGTGTGGATATTTAGATGCGAATTTACAGAATGCAGAAGATATGAATTTAACATGTATTAAGGATAAAAGTAAAGGAGAAGATAAATTATGTACCTCTGATTACAGGAAAATACATGATAATATTGCTTTCAATAGTCAATTTTTATCTATAAAAAGAGGTATGAATGCGGGATATGGCATAAGACCTTATAATTCAGATGAAACAACGAAAAATAAAGATATATCTAAAACGACCGGAGATACAATTGAGGGTTATACTAATTATCCCAATATGAATAGTTCATTTATTGTCCCACCGGGACCCGGTGAAGTTAATGTAGAAGGAAAATGTAGAGAAGGATTTACTTATGATGGTTCTAAGTGTGTACAAGTCTGTACTAATTGTAAATACAGAGATGGAATGAAATCCCAAGAGTTTAATGAATATGATAAATGTTTCCCTAAAGGAGTTTATAATGGAGTTAATAAAGATGGTTCAAGGAGATGTACCTGTGGAAAAAATAATCAATATTGTTCGGATAAATTCTTAACTAGTTTCTATCCGGCGGATGGATTCATCCAAGACATAAAAAATTTTAATTTTAATGATCTATTTAATATTAGAAATTTATAAAGATTTAGTTTACTTACCATTCTTGCTCTAGAGCTTCCATACATTCTGCCAGATCTTCTTCTCTATCCTGATTCCTCTGGTTTTCCTTTACTTTATCGCGTGAGATAATTTCTTCCAACTTTTCTCTAACAACATCACAGAGGCATTCTGCGAAGTTTTGAAAACTTTCCCTCCCGGCGAAAGAAGAAACCGACATCTTAATCATCTTGTCTTCTTCGGTTGGACGATCTCCTATGAAAGAAGATCTTTCTCCGTCCACATTTTCAAGGAAGTCGTCGCGATCTCTTGGCTCAAATTGATCAATCTTCAGAAATGATTTTCGGCACTTCTCCAAGTCTTCCTCGGTGAATGAATCATCCATAAATTCTGTTGCACTATTCTTCAATTCCCTAACACCCGACCCCCGGGATCCAATAAGAAGAGGGATCAGATGCCGGGGAAATTGAGCGTAGATATTGTAGAACATCTTCCTCTGGGGCTTCTTAAATGAGTCTTGATACTTGTTGAGGTGGAGCATGATGAACTTGAACATCTCGTCTGATTCGCATTCAATTGTCCCTATGACAACTTGGTCCCCGGATTGTTTCACACCACGACTAAGTTTCACGAAGATCTTCCCCGGGTTCTTCCCCTTATTCTCGTGATCATCTCCCAGAGACTCCTGGTAGGTCTTAAAAGATCTCCAGGCGGGTGTAATGACATTCTTCTTGAGAGAGGGTAGATTCCTCATCTTCGGGTTGTCACCGCATCTCTTCGCCGATGGTCCGATGATGGACGGAATGTCTTCAGGTGAAAACTTCGGGAGCTCAACCTTCTTAGACACTGCTGGAGAAACATTTTCACCTTTCACCTGGTCCTTCACCTGGTCCTTCACCTGGTCGGTCACTTGTTCTTTCGCAGACATTTCTTCCTTAAAA